CCTTCGTTTGCCGAGCCAAGGTTGCTTGAAGTCGCGTCGCCCAGCCCATCGCCCACTTCAAAGTCCCAGTCATCGGGCACCTTGAAGTACGAGTAGACCTGCCTGAGATCGTCTTGGCGTCGATACTCGATCACAGCCCGCTGCTGCTCGGCCGAGGTCGAAGGCAGCTCTGAGGGGCCGCTTTTGTAGGATGTTTCGTTGGCTGAAGTCCAGTCCTTGACCAGTGTGCCGTCGTCGTGCGAAAGCGAGAAGCAGGATCGGCGCCGCGCGCCTCGGACTACGACCTGGTCAACCTTGTGGCGGACGGACTCGGTCAAAGAAGCCCGCACGTCGAGCGCCGAATCGAAGTCGAGCTGGACCTGGTCAAAGTTCTCGGCCTGCTCTGCGCCACTCGGCAGCAAGATCGCCACCGGGTTGAAACTGAACAGGTCGATCTTCAGTTCGTGGTTGTCGCCCTCGCCGACGTCTTCGTTGACAAGGAGCTGCCAGGCCATATTGCGCCGGCGATCGCAGAGTTGATTCAGCACGTCGCGAAGGGTCTTGCCGGCATACGGGACGATCGGCCGATCCCATGTCGGCAGCGTGGCCAGCGCATTGACGCTCAAGGAGCAAGGAATGTGATTCATTCCGAGCCAGTCGATCGGCCTAAAATACTCGACCAGGTACTCGACGATGTTCCGAGTCGACCAGGCGCTCGCAGTAGCCAGTTCGTCGGTGAACACGTAGACGCCGCTCTCCTGGGCCACGGACGGCGATCGATTACCGGGGCCGGCGAACTTGTGGGGCTCGTTAAATGCGATCGGAAGGCGGACCTGGACAACCTCCGAGCCGCCGGACTGTGACATGGTGTACGTCTTGTCGAGCTGGATCCGATCCAGCAGGTATTCCAGCCCGACCGCGGCCAGCGCCTGAGTCCGAGTCAGCACGCGAACGCTGCCGGGGCCAGCCTGGTATTCCCTGGCGCCGTCGCGGACACCGCCGGCCTCGGAGATGATGCCGTACCAGTACACAGGATCTCGCGTCGCAGGAGCGATGTTTCCGCCACCAAAGGGGATGATCTCCGGAATGTTCAGCGTCGGAAACTGCACCTCGACCTTGATGTAGTGCCCGAGCAGGTCGAGCGGCTGGAGGTGTTGCAGGAAGCCAGGCTGGCTGATTGTCCTGCCCGCTCCGCAATCGATAGTGAACGTACCGGCCCCACCCTCTGGCGAGCATCCCCAGCGGATCTTGTCTGCAAAAATCCTCGGCTGCTCCTGCCACGGGTACATCCACCGCTCCCGCGTATAGACCGTGACGGCGGGGGCCCGGCGCACGAAATTGCTCGACGAGTTGAGTATCTGTCCGTCCGACATGCGTCTATCCCAACAACATCAAGATCTTCACCCGGTCGCCGCCGTTGCCGGTGACGTCGATATCCGTACTGAGCGATCCGCTGTCACCCTCCACTTCAGGCAGCCCATCATGGCCGTAAAAAGTCATCTCGCCGCCCGGAGGAATTTCCACTTCGTTGCCCGCTCCAAACAGGTCGTAACCGTCGGCTGCCGCCGGGCCGATCGTCACCACGTCGACGTTTTCGCCATCGGCCACGACGTGAAGCATCTGAAGGCGGAGCCCGTGGGCGTCCTGGGCGATGCCTTCGACGTCCTCGAAGTCCGCCAGGTCGAGCGTCAACGTATCGGTGGCCGACGAGCTGCCGGCCAGCTCGATCTCCAGGGCGTAGCACAGCGACACCGGCGGAAAACTGGTCGGAGTGAAGATCCGCATATCCTGCCGAAACTGGATCGGGACCCGCTCCCCCTCGACGCCGCCGCCGGCCAGTTCGGCCGACGCCGCGATCGCCACCTGTGCCGTAGCGCTTTTGATCGTTGCCATCCGTTTGCCTCAGATTCCCGAAATCAATTCAAGACCCATCAACTGCCAGTTCGCCTCCAAAAAGGCGCCGCTCGGCGGATTCAGGCCGCCCGTCGAATTGGCCAGCCTCTGCAGGCGCGCCTGCTGCACATTGAGCACCTCGAAATACACGCCGCGCAGTGCGTAGTTCACGCCGCCCATGATGAGCGACACCGGCGCGCCGCCGATCAGGGCCTGGTACTGCCGGATCGCATTCACACCGGCTTCCATCGACTCGACATCGACTTGCGATGTGAGCGAAAAGGCCTGACCGGCCTTCCCAAACAACAAAAAAGCCGTGCCATCGACGCCCGGCCGCTGGATCACCTTGATCCGCTGGGTCGGCAGGATCGGCGCACCGGAGATCGACAGGAACCGGTGGTTTGCTATCTGGTCGAGGATTGCCATCCAACTTTGCCTAACTGTGCTGCTGGTTCGCCAGCGACGTGTTGCTCGGTAGCGGTCGGGACGCCGGCGCCGGAGTCACCGGAGTCACCCGCTGGAGATCCTGGCGGAGGCCGCGGATCTCATTGACGATCTCCTGATTGCCGTCCTCTACGGCCCGCGTCTGGGTTCGCGTTTCATTTTCAAGGGCCGTCGTGCTCATTCCGGCCGCCGCGGGGGCAGGCCGGGATTCGTCGGCCTCGGCAAGGCGGGCCTGGATATCGCGGATGCCCGCGATGTACCGGGCCAGCGCGTCCGCTTTGCGCAGATCGGCTTCCGTCGGCGCGGCATGTTCGGGTTCTTGCTGCATCCCGCCCGGGCCCGACGGAGACCACCACGCTCCCTGATATCCTGTCCCGAGAATGACCGGCCCGGCCTCAAGTGCGTTCTGTCGCCGCTGGAGGATCTCCAGCACTTTTTCGAGCTGCTCGCCAGACACGCTTGCTTCAAACGTGTTCAGCTTGGCGCCCAACGAAGCCATGCCGGCATCTTCGAGCGTCTGCTGCAAATCCTTGATCGCGATCCCGGCCCGGGCCGCGTCCTGATCGGCCGTCCGCAGATTCTCGCTGAGCCTGGCCCTGGCACGATCCATCTCGGCCGTCACCTGGAGCGAGGTCGTCTTGAAGGTCGCCAGCCACTGGCGGAAGAAATCCCCGGATTCCTCAACATCTGGCATCCGGCCCAGAAAATCCGCGTACGCTTCGGCCGTCGCCCCCTGGCCGGTAACGAGCTGCTCGATCGGCGCCTTGGCAGCCGCTTCGAAGCTGTACTTGTCGAGGAACTGCTTTTGAAGTGCCTCGTCCTGTTGCAGCATGGCGATCCGCTCACGCATCGACTCGACTTCCGGCAGAAACTCGTCCAGGGCCCCGGCGAACTTGATCATCGCCGTTTTGGTCTGCTCGCCGGTCGGGTCTCCCATCCCGCCGGTCAAGGCCGCGTACGTGGCCCCGGCCGTCGGCAGGTCGCCCTCGTGGGCGGCGGCCGCCGTGAGCGCCGGTGTGACGTTTCTCGCAAGCCGCCCCGTATCGGTCACACGGGCCATCTGGCCCACGTTCATGAGGAATCCGGCCGATTCTTCGGCCGAGGCGCCCGAGAGTTTGGCGATGTCGAGCGACGCCCCCGCGAACGCCTTGCCGGTGCCAGTCGCATCGTCGGGCGCCACCTGCGCGCCGAGCCTGACTGCCTCCATGGCCTGCTCGACCGACAAGTTGCCGCGGGCCGAAAGGGCGTCGGACGCGAGAAGATAGAGCTTTTTTTCCTCGACCTGCAGATCGTCGGCCAAGGACTTGATGTCGCTGAGGAACCGATCCCGGTCCGCCGGATCGGTCGCCCCCAGATTCCTCAGGGCGCCGGCCTGAGCGTCGGCCACGGTCACGGACTCTTCCCCAGCACGCTTCCGGGCCTCGTTGGCCGCGTTGATCTCGTCGGTGACCAGCTTCCAGGCCGCTGCCAGGCCGGCGCCGCCGGCGACCGCGGTGGCCATGCTTTTGACCGCGGCGATCGCCTGGGGGCCAAAGGCGTCCATGCCGGACTGTCCGGCCCGGTCGACCTCCGCCTGGGATCGGCGCACGGCCGCGGCGTACTGCTCCTGGCTGATCCGGTTGTCGGCCAGAAGCCGTTTCAGTTCGGCGACCCGCTTGTTGTGCTTCTCCTGCTCGGTGACCAAAGAAGCCAAGAGCCGTTTTGCCTCGCGGGAGGCCTCGGCATTCTCCTGGGCGCCCTTCTTACTCGACCGGGCGAGTTTTTCGTTTTCCTTTTCGAGCTTCGCCACCTCCTTCTGTGCATCCTTGATGGCCCTGAGCGCACCCGTATTGTCGACCGTGAAGGTGTTTTTGATTTCTCCGTCAGACATAGGCCAGCCACATCTCAGTCAGGGAAGGACGGTATCCGGGACTGCGGCCCCGCAGCCACTCGCTAAACATCAAGACCCGGGTTGTAGGGACTCCGTTTTTTTTTGCGCCGCCTCGACCTCCGCCTGAAACGGACGATCCAGCACGGCCATCAGAATGCCACACCAGACCGTGTCGCTCGTGTCGACCAACCGCAGGGCAGCTTGCTCATAGACTCCGTACCGGTAGTTGACCCCCAGAAAACACAGGCACTCGTCCAGAATCGTGTCCCAACTCAGGCCCTGTTCGGTGAGGCAACACGGGATGTGCCGGTCCCAAAGGGCCCTGGCCCGGTCCCACAAATCGGCATGCTGGGGCTTGACCTCAAGCTGCAACAGGCCGTCCAGATCGCGGTACATGTCCCGGGGCAGGTTCGTTCTTCCAACTACCGACCTGATCACCGGGATCTCGTAGCTGTTGCCGTCGGCCAGCGCGACCGGCCAGCCACGGATGATCGACGGCCGAACCAGATCGGCAGGTGTCGGGGGAAACTCTTTATCGATGCCGATCCACAGCTCCGGATCGCGCCGCACTTGGCGCCACACTTGAAAATCCGGATAGAAGCCGGTCCGGACATGGGCGACGCCGCCGGTCGACGTGGCCAAGAAACATCCGCTGCGCCCGCCGGGGCCCTGGGTCGGATGGTTCGCGGCAAAGAAGGACCGCGCCGCAACATCGCCCAGAATGGCCGCCAAGCCGTACTGGGCCAGCTTGGAGGCGACCGGCCGCCCGTCACCATCGACGAGATGTTCCCGCTGGACGGCTGGAAAGAAGTAGATCGGAGCCGACATTTTTTACCTCTCAGGGCGACGGATCGAACATGGCAATCGCCTTGAAATTGGCGGCAGCGCCGCTGGCGTTCGTCACGTAAAGCATCGCGATCGTCTGGTTGATGGGACACTCGACCGGATCATCTTCGATCCACAGAACGGGCTGGTTGGCTTTCAGCTCGATCGTCTGATCGGCCGCCGTGCTCGTACCGGCTGGATGGTTGACCTCCACCGTCACGTCCCGGTCGGCCGCGATAAGGATTGCCTTCAGACAGGCGAGGTCGACCGGGAACAACAGGTCGTAGTCGGTCTGGCCGTCGTCAATCGCCTCCGACAACTCGACGGCCAGACCGGCCTCGATCTGGACCTCGTACGTCGACACGTTGACGCCTTCGCCGGACATTCCGCGAAGAAACTTGCGCGTGATACTCATAGGATTACCCTCGATTCAAGGCTACATTCACGGAATCGTCGACACTGCGCTGAACGCCAGCACGCTCGACGCGCCATCCGCGGCCCGCAGTGCGAGATTGAGCGTGTTCTGTACCGGGTTGTTCTGGGCGCCGGAGGCATTGTCCGGCACGATATTGCCGTTGGACGCTGTGATCCTGATGTGGCTCGGTGTGCCGTCGGCCACATTGGCGCCGTCGGCCTGTTTGGCCCGGAGATACTGGACGACCGTCGTCACAATCGACGCACCGGTAATCCCATAGGCCGCCCACGGTTTGCCATGCAGATTGAGCGTCAGCTTGTCGTCCGTCTGCTGAATCCCTGCAAAACGGTCCCAGATCTCGCCGGCCGACCCGCTCTGCAGGATCTGCAGCCCGGATGTCAGATTGAAATCCACCTCGTTTTCCAGACGCACGCCGTTCACATAGGTGGGACCGAGCGTGTAATACTGAACGGCCGCCGGAGTGCCAGCCAGCGCGCCCGTGCCCACCTGGACGATCGGGTTATTAAGGCCGTCGTAGACGGCGAACAGCCGGCAGGCGATCTCGGCCGTCTGCTGGTGCGTCGCGCGGATCGTGTCCCACACCACAAGCGCCCGCGACAGTCGCAGTCGTTCGTGGTACGCACTTGCCACGGCGTACCGCTCGCCCAGGTTCTGGCCCTGACGGTACCCCAGATCCGTATTGCCGGCCGACAGGTCGAGCGAATAGACGTTCCCTCCCGCGGCAAACAGGCCAAGCACTTGGGCAATCGCATGGCAGGTGAACGACGCCTGCGGTTTTTGGGCCGCGATCGCGCGGAACAACGGACTGGGATGGCCGCTGGAGTAGCCGGTCACAAGCTCGGTGCTCGTCTGCGGACTGGTGTCCGTCAGCTCCGAGATCAGCGCGCCGCTGGGCGTGAGGATGCCATGCAGAAAATAGCGTTGTTCGGACATCGGTTCCTCCTAGGGGTTCACTCGCCGGCGCCGCCTGGTTCTGTTTGCAGCGATCAGTTCGGCGAGTCTTTTTTCGGCAAAGCGACGAATTCTTTCGGCCTCGTCGCCCGATACGCTCCGCAGCTCCCGGACCAGATCGAAAGCACGCCTGGCCGAACGCTTTTTGATGTAAAACGGGACGAAGAACGTCACTTCGCCGCGTGTCGGCCACGCTCGGACCACTCCCGTGCGGGTCGCTCGATCCTGGGTCTTGCCGCTACGGACCAGGTCGACGTCGGCCGCCCTGGCAAACCCTTGCCGGTGTTGCCGCTTTCTGATCTGGCGCGTTTGCGGCGAGCGCGGCGAATAGTCGTATCTGGCCGCTGCGCCTGCCGAAAAGTGTCGGGGCAGCATTTCCGAATGCCATAGCGTGCCGATCTCCGCGTGGAGCTGCTTCATGATCCGGCCGATGGCCCGCGTCGAATCGGTCTGAGCGAGGATCCCTTCCAGTTCAATCGTGAATCCGAATGTCAACATCAGCCGCCCCAGTGCACGTCGATCCCGCACATCCACCGATCGATCACGCCGGCCGACGTGGCCTGCGAATCGTAGTCGGGACCCCAAAAACTCCGCATCCGGTAGCCGGCGAGGTTCTCGTCCTCGGCAAACTGCCGGGCGATCTGGTGGATGGTCATGCCCGCAAAATTCAAGAAATCCCGGCCGGACCGTTCTAGGTCATACTGGTAGCGGCCCCGATCGACCAGGAGCAGCGACAACACGCCACTCGAAGCCAGGTAGTTGCGCGCGCCGCCCGAATCCTGGTCATACTGAAGCTCCTTCACGCGCAGGACCGCGGCCGGAAACGCGTCAAGATCGTCCAGTTCTACGGCCGGGTAGAAGATCCGCTGCGTGCCACCCTCGCCGCCGATCAGTTGATCGGCCGCGGTCGGATCATCCTCGTCGAGTCCGCAGCGTTCAATAAAGGTTGGCGCGGCGGCCACCAGGTCGACCAGCCGCGCCAACGGTTTCATCAACGGCCCTGCCGGGCTTGGAGTCGGCCAATCATACATACGATGTACCTATCGTTGTCGGGCCATCCGGAAAGTACCGCATCCGAAACATAGTCACCTCAAGTAAGCCGATTTTCTCGGTCGCTCAAACTGCATCACCCAACCGCCCTGCATCCGGCGAGCGATGCCCGTGAACACGAATCGAGTGGTGTCCGTGTCCGACTCACGGAGCAACGTGTCGCTCCGGCCCACACTCACCAGGTCGCGAGAAGGCCTGGTAACACCTCCTTTCGCGTGCGACGGGTCGCCTCCGACCACGACGGACAACAGCTCTTTTTCCAGTTCGATTACTTCGCCCTGCTCGACGGCCGACTGCTCGGTGACAAGGGCCAGCATACGCCGGCTATCGCCGCCGCCGCCCGGGTAGTAGGTGATCCACTCAGCCGCCTCCGCTTCGTTTAAGAGGGTGCTGTAGATCTCACCAGCCATGTCGTCACGGAGCGTTCTTGCCATCAGTCGGCCGGCTCCGTCTCGTCTTCGTTCTCGTCCTCATCCTCGAAGTCGTCTTCAAGATCGTCCTCGTCGGCCGCCTGCCGGATCACGCTGGGCTTCTCGGCCAGTTGATCCTTGACCCGCGGCCGGGGACCGCCCGGTCGAGGCTCGATCACGACTTCGACCAAGGCCTTTCCGATATCATCCTCCACGGCCGCCAGGTCGCGGCCGCCGAGTGTCAGCGGCTCGCCCGGGCTAAAGACCAGCCTCTTGACGATCTGGCCGTCCTTCTTGCGGACATTGCGGCAAAAGGGGCCGCTTCGGCCGCGCCGGAGCATCAGGGTCTTTGCCATGGCATCCTCAACGAGTTGGAGTCGTTCCCAGCGAAAGACACGCCGGCGCCGCCCTGGGAGCAGCGGCGCCGGCGTCACAGCGGCCGTCAGCCGTCAGGGCTAGTTGAAGGTCGTCAAGACGGCCGTCCACCACGCACCGTAGCCGACGTTGTAGCGGGCTTCGGTCATGAACTTCACGTCCTTCCACTCCAGGTCGTCCGTGTTCTTCATCTGCCGCTTCAGCGGCGAACGGGCCTGGAAGACGAACGGCTTGAGCGGCTCGTCGACCTTGAAGGTGTAGAATTTGGCCGAACTGCCGAGGCGGGCGGACGTGACGATCGTCGGCCTCTGGAGCACGAAGTTCTCGCCGCCGGTCGCAACGGTGCGGACGCTCAAGGCGTCATGCGCTACCTGCCGAAGGGCCGTAGGCACGATCAGGAGAATCGATTGCGTCTCGTCAACGATGTCATCGTTGAGCAACTCGCCCTGGTCATCCTTATAGCCAATCAGCGCATCGACGGCCTGGTTGTAGGCCAGCTTGAACTCGGCTGCCGTCACGGCCGTATGGTCCGTGGCATCGTACGTCAGATCGTTCGATTGGGGACCGGAATCGCCCCACGAATGATCGGTGTCAAAGAAGTACTGGCCGTCGAAGCAGGTTTCCGATTCGGCAAGGGCAAATAGATCCCAGACGAGCTTGTCGGGATGTTTTGCGGCCCGGCGGCCGAGCTGCGCCATCGTCGGCGTATACATGCCGAGCCGATCGTCGGCGATGTCGTCCTTCTCGATCCGAAGCGAGATTTCCCACTTCTTGTTTTCCAGCGTCCACCTGGCGCCTCGCAGTTGCTTCCAATCCCGATCGCCGAGCCACTCGCGCACTCCCGGCACTCGCCCCAAGAGGCCGTACTCTTCATCGGCACCCTTGGAGGTCACAACGCTGCAAATCCGCGGATAGAACGGAGTTGCCGCCTTCACCGAGTTGTCGAACGTCTGCGTCAGGCCCCGCAGTTTGGCGACTGCCGCTGCTGTATCAAAACCCATGGAATCTTCCTTTCCTGTGAAGGGAAGACTCGCTAGACTGTTGCTGCTACACGGACAAGCCGGCGAGTCATTCCCGGTTTATTCGGGCCCTGGCCGGAGTGGGTGCTGCGGCCAGGGTTTTTTTGCGTTGCTCGATTCGATTACGGGAGCTGCGTGTCGATCTCGACCCGCATCTTCGTCGAGCTGATGAATTCCTTGAACGTACCGATGTACGTCGTGCTCGACGAAGAGCCGGTGACCGTAAAGTTGTCGGACGCGTAGGCCTTGTCGCCGACAATCGCCTGCGTGAAGCCGGTCCCTTCGAACACGAAAGCCCCGCTGGTAAAGAGCTCGGCGTTCTTGTCACCGGCATCGCCGCCCTCATTGTCCACCTCCGCAACTGCGACGCCGGCAAAATTGTTCGCACCGCCGTCGTCATCGTCACAGAGATAGCCCTCGCCCGCTCCGCTGGTTCGCTCCCAGAAACAGAGCGTCCCCTGGTAGATGTGCTCACTGGCAGCCACCGGTGCCTTGACACGGCTGCCCGGGTTTTGCGCCTGAATCAACTGATTGGCTGCTACCGACATGATCCTTATCCTTCAAAAAGAACTGCTGTCTCGTCGCGCGGCCCAGGCCGCCCACTATTGGTGTCTGCGTGTTACGCGAACGTGCCACCGGCCTCGTCGCGCCGCCGCGTGTCGATGTACTCTTCCAGCGTGCAGCCGATCTCGGCCTGCCCGCCGCCCGCCTCGTACTCGGCACGGAACTCGGCATCCGGATCGGAATTGCCCCGATCGTGCGGATTGGCACCGCCCGGGCCGACCGGCGGATTCTGCTGGCACAATTGGGCAATCAGCCGATCCTTGGCCTCTTCGACCGACAGCCCGACCAGTTCGGCCGCCTGGTCGATCGTCATCAGGGCCATCTTGGAGCGCTCGAGGATGTCGCGGACGCGAGCCATCACAGCGTCCTCGGTCGACTTGCGGACGTTTTCCAGCGAGTCGGCTTGAGCTGTTTCGAGATCGTGCGTCGCGTCGGCAATCCTGGCCGCCAGTTCGCCCTCGGTGAGCAGCACGCTCCCTTCAGGGACTTTGGGTTGCGGGCCGGCCTTGACCTCTTTGATCACTTCGTCCGTGCCAGTCGGCACGTCCCGGCCTTGAGCGGCGAACCAGGCCGACAATGCGCAGCTTGCCGCCTCCTTGGTCGCGTGGCTGTCGATCAGGCCAACACTGAGCATGGCTGCTCGAATACGGGTGTCCATGGTGTCCTCCGTGGGGTTTACTGGACACGGCTCGGGGGCGTGCTGCCTCGGCAGTCGCTTCAGCGCGGCCCCGGCCATCGCGTCAAAAATAGAATCGCGTATCGGACCAGCCGACACGCAAAGAAGCTCCTTGTCCTGCTTCGCCCAGCGATCGGTGTTGACCGGCACAAGCGTTTCTTCGATCCCCGCCGCCAGCAGCTCCATCGGCGGGTTCTTGAAACAGCCGAGGTCGAAGCGCACGGGACTTCTGGCACTGGCGTCAGCCTCTTCTGCCTTAAGCAGCCGGCCGGCAAAACCCATGTCGATTGCCGTGGCCGAGTCGAGCCACGTCTCCTCGTCCATCATCCGGGCGACCAGATCGGCTGCGATCTTGGTCCGCCTGCTGTAGGCGGCGATTGCCGACCGCTTGATCATGTCGAGCAGCTCGGCGTACTTGCGGAAATCCTTGGCTTCCCCATACACGCCGCCGGCCGGGTTATGGATCATCATGAATCCGCCCTCGGCAATCACGATCTCGTCGCCCTCCATCGCGATCAGGGACGCCATCGAGGCGGCGATGCCGTCGACGAACACCGTTTTGGGTACCTTCTGCCGCTTCAGGAGCGACATGATCGCCGTGCCCTCAAACACACTGCCGCCCGGCGAGTTGATGTAGAGGTGGATCGCGTCCACTTCCCCGGCCTCCTCGATTGCCGCGGCGACGTCGGAGGCTTCGACGCCCCAGTAGCCGATCTGGTCGTAGAGGTAGAGAGCCAGAACGTTCTCGTCGGCCCGCTTCTCAAACCGGAATCCCTGCGAGTTGTCTGCCATCACTGGTCCTCGTCTTGTCTCGTGTCTTCCTCATCGCCGTCACCGTCATCGCCGGCATCACTGCCGCCATCCTGCGTTTCGGGATCGTTCTGCGCTGGTTCCAGTCCGAGCGATTTTCGGTACTCGGCCAGTTCCTTCTCGGCGTCGGCCCTCGCCTTACTGACGGCCAGCTCGCGCTCGACGTCGGCCACCTGCTCCCGCGTGCGCTGCTCCTGCACCTCTTCCTCGTCCATGCCCCGGGCGGCCGACACCATCGTCCGCGACTTGAAGCCGGCATTGACGGACGTTTCGTCGGCGCCAACGTCCTTCTGCGGATCGACCCAGTCCTGGGGCTGCGGAATCCACTGATGGCGGCTGAACGACTCCGGCCGCTTCACGTACTCCCGCGGCGAGATGTCGACCAGGCCCAGAAGCACCGCCTCGAACACAAGCCGACTCCACCAGGTCATGAGAAACAGCTCGACGAGCAACTGCTGGGCGGCCGCAAAATCGATCCGCCCCTCCAAGAGCGCCGCCCGGGTCGCCGCAAAGTTCAGCCGGCCATAGTCCTTAAACAGCATCTCGTAGGGATAGTTCAGCCCCGCGGCGATCTTGCGATGCTGCCCTAGCAGGTAGGTTTCCAGATCGGATCCGCCGCCGGCGCCCGGATCGGCGAAGGTCGGAGCGCCTTCGACGTCCGCGTTGTACCGATAGATCATCCCGGGGTAGAGTTCTTCCAGGCCCGCCCCGCTGGAAGCCGTCGAAGAAACACCGGCCGCTGTCTGAGCGATCGGGTCCGTCACGGGGATGAATGCGCCAAAACAGGCCCTGACCTGGTTGGCAATCAGGGTCGCCTCTTCGAAATCGGTCGTGTTGCGCATCGTCTTGACGACCGGCATCGCCGCCGGCCAGCCCCGGAGCTGGCCCGGCTCTTCCGGCTCGAAGATGTGGAGCACGCGACCGGCCCGCACTTCCTCCCAGGCCTCGACGTCTTCTGCCGAATCGTCCGGATCGTGCTTGTAGATGAAGTAGCTGATCGGCATCCCATCCGCGTCCGAGCGGATGCCGAGCCGAATATCGGCCTCTCCATCCAGTTCCGGCGGGGTTGCAACCCGGTACGGCCCGACGACTTCAAGGGCCAGTGGAATCGGCTTGCCGGGGATCGGCTTGTCGGACATGACCAAAAACGCTTCACCGGTCCGGTCGAGCGTTCGCTGGACAAGCCGCTGGACGAGCCGCATTGGCAATCTGCCGGTGACATCCGCCTTCATGGCGACCAGCCGGTAAACCTCTTCGAGCTGGCAGTTGATCTGCCGGGCGCGGTCTTTATCGACCTGTTCGTCTTCGCGGACGCGGGACTGGGGATGGAGACCCGTGCCGACGACGTTCGTCACCCGTCCGCGCACGTAGGAGGCACCGATCGGCGTTGTTGTCGCCAGCTCTTCGGCCTTCTCGCGATAGTCGTCCAGGTGAGACTCCAGGGCGCTGTTGGGTGAGAGTCTCGAACCGAGCCAGGACCGGCCCCCCATGCGATCTTCGTCCGGGGGATCGACGCTCAGCATCCGCTCCTGCAGTCGCAGTCGGTTGCCGAGTGTGCGGCGACGGTAATGCCGAGCAGGTGCGATCCGCTGCTCGACCGCATCGAACCAGTCGGCAATGAATTGTTCCCAGGTGCGTCGCGGCATCAGACCCGGTGCCTCATTTGCGCAAGGTTGATTCGAGAGGAGCCGGATTCGGCCGCAACCTTGGCCGCCAGCTCCCTTTCCCGACGGTAGAGCGTCGCCAGATCGGCCCGCGTGTACGTATCCCCGTGAGGCGTTCGATACGCCTGGACCCCGGCCTCGATCCTGGAGATCGCTTCCCGAACGATGCGGAGCTGCACGGCAGCCGAATCGTCCTCGTAGTTGTGGTCGGGCAGGTACGGGTTCGTCGTCACGGGCGCAAGACCAAAAAAAAGACGCTCGCACTGAGGGCCATCGGGCCTTCAATGCGAGCGTCTGGGTGTTCAGATAGCTCGCTAGGCGTAACGAGTAAAACACTCGCTACGCACGTCGGATTGTCGGATCTCGCCGTTGCTCAGATGGACGGTCAGGCACACCTGCGTGCTCTGCCCGCTGTCAATCGCCTTCTGAACCGCGGCCGTCAGCCGGTTCTTTGCATCGTTCAATCGGTCCGCATTATCGAATGATCGGGGCTTTCTTTCCGCAGTCATCTGAGAACCCGAGTTCGATGCTTTCTGCATTCTGATTCTCCGCATGTTCCGTAATCTGTCAAGTCCTTGCATTATTCATCCCTCCGTTGGATGAAGTTTCGGCCCGGTTTCCGGATGAAGCCCCGTTTGCCTTTCGATCGTTCTCCCGAATTCCCCGCCACCGCGAAACGTATGGCCAAGTTGTCCCAATTCCGCTCGACCACCTGGTCCGCGATGGCCGATGCGTAGACCTCGCAGTCGAAGTAGTGGTTCCCGATCTCTTCGTTCTCGATCACCCAGATCTCTTTCGAGTGTTTTGTTTTCTGGTTGACCTCCACGGTACGCCGTTCGTTGACGAGCTGCCGGAGATAGTCTTCCAGCTCAACCAGATCCGCATTGGCGACGAACCAGGCCCCGGGATCGGTGAGCTTCATGTGCCACCGGTCCTGGATGTCCGACTTGTAGACTGCCACGTTGATGGCCCAGTAGCGGAGGCCTCCGCCGGCGTACGGGCGCCCGTGGCGGGTGTCCTTCTCCACATGGGAATGCCGGTACGGCAGGCTTTCGAGCTGATGGGATCCGGCGACGAGCACGATTCGGCCCCGCGGCACGAGCCGCGAATTGTAGACCCGGAGCAGCCAGTTATGGACCGTCCGCTTCTTGTAGCCGCAGTCCACGCCGCCTCTGGAGATCTGCAGCTTCGACTGGCCGGCCGGATTGGTGCCGATCACTGGCCAGTCACGCTGGAAGATCGCCACCAACTGCTGAAGATGGCTCGTCGGGTCGATATGGCCGTCCCCGTCCGACGTGACCATGCATTTCCCGCGGTCCACAAGCCAGCTCGTTCCGCCCTCGCCCCACGCGCGGACGACCCAGTAGGTCTCCTCTTTCTGGACATCGCAGCCGGCCGTCAGAAAAAGCGCCTGCGGTGGAACGTGACCCAGCGGATTGCCGGCACGAAGCCGCTCGCCGATCGTCGACCATTTTGGCGCGTCGCCCCGGCTGGAGTATTTTAGCGCGAGCCAGTCGTTGAAGAACGACATCTTGCCCGCCTCGGAATCTCGTACCTTGAGCCATTCTTCGGCCGCCTCGCCGAACGAGGTGGCAGGACTGTAAAGCGAATTGATGCGGTACCCTCTCCGCCGGCCGGCATTGATCGGCTGGCCGGCCAGCGTGCCGTCCGGGCGCACAATCTGGCCTCTGGGACACCACACGCCGCGAGAGACCATCTGGGATTTCTGGTACTGCTCGATCCGGCATCCTTGCTCGCAAATGTAATAGGCCTGCTTCCGGCCCTCATCGGGAGTCATCCATCGGCCGTCGCGGTCCTTCAGACCGCCGATCCCGCCTCGGCCCGCGTAGGGCCCGTCGCGGTGAAGAAAGAACCTTAGCTCCTGGTGGTGGCCGCACACCGGACAGGGAACCTGGAAGAGCCGCTGGTCGCTTTTTTCCCACAGGCCCCACAACTGCGGAGACTCGCCGATCAGCGTGCCCTCATAGATCACGCACTTCTTATAAAAAGCCTTGGTTCGCTGGCGAGCCAGGTGGACGCTTGCCGTCCAGCGGTCGACCTCGGAACAGAGAACCACCTTGCAGGACCGGCCCGAAAGTCGCTGAGTCGAGCCCGACCAGGCCAGATAGACGTAGCAGTTGCCCAGATCGATCCATCGATCGTTGCGCAGCCGCTCCGGGGGCACTCGCCGGCGGAGTGCGGGCGACCTGTCGCAGATGGCGTACGTAAACATCCGTTGTTCGTGGGCATACCCAAAGTCAGGTCCGGCCAGCATCATCGGAGCCGCATCCACCTCGCCCTGAGACACGGCGACCGCTCGGACATACTCCGTCTTGCCGACCTGAGTCCCGCCGACGAGCACCACCTCTTCCGTGTCGTGGCAGTCGATCACATCGAGCAGCTCCCGAAAGTACTCGCGGCCCACCAGCGAGAACTTGCTGCTGACGGAAAACTCCTGGGGCAGCCGGATGTTCTCCTCGCACCACTGGGAGCGGACGCACCGCTCCCTCAGACGCCACGATTCGGACCACTGCCCGTCGAGGCGAGAAAGATGCACATCAATCCATTGCTGTTCACCTAACACGCTCAGAGATCGTCGGCCTCCTCATCGTCCTGGCTCGCCTCTTCCGTATCCTCCGGATGGGACAAATCGGCGATCATGTCACACACCTGCCGGACCGTTTCGTCGGCCCGCCGGCGTACGTTCCGGACCACCTCCGCCGGGCACCGAGCCTCCTCGACCACGGCCGTGATCATTTCGGGGAACTGGACGAGAACCGCCTTCGCCTCGTTGACCCGTCTGGTCATTCGCCGAAACCACTGGTCGACGGGCGCCACCTCGCCGAGCGCCTGCTGGAGCTTCAGCTCCCTCTGCCGGCGCTCGATCGACAGCAGCTTGGCTCGCTCCGACTCGACCGGTGTCGCATCGACATCCACCTGCTCCTCACGCCACTGGCGGATCTCGTCCAGATCGTACTGGCCGGTCGAGCCGGGCATACCCCGCTTCTTCCAGAGATAGATCGTCCGCTCGTGCACGGCGAGGGCCTTGGCCACCTCGCTGACCGTTTCGACGATATTGCGCGAAACCGCGTGGCCCGTCTTGACCAGCCAGGCATGGACCGCGTCCGTGTCGAAGACTCGGGATCCACCGCTTACGGCAGACGGCATGCCTTGAGCCAGTAATCCCAAGAGATCCTCCTCGGAGATCCCGAGATCCTCGATGAGCGCCGCCTGGTCGATGATCATGCGGGCCTCACGATCTTGAGCGTCTTGAGCTTATTGGCCTTCCTCTCAGCACAGGCCGCCTTGTCCGCCTTGAGCTTGTTCCGCTTCCGGGCTGCGGGTGAGAACCCGAATTCCCGCTCGAATTCTTTGAGCTGCTTGTCGAGCCTCGCCCGCTGGGCGACCTGCGGATACGGCATCAGGCACTTGATGGTCACGCCGTCGTCCGCCTTCAGGGGGTACATCACGCCGTACTGCTCGACGTGTGCCTGGCAGTCCAGCCAGAGCGCATAGTCTTCGCAGTACCGGGCGATCGGCATCGCGTCGACGTCCGAGAGCACACCCAGCTCCTCAAGATGTCCGCAGACTTGCCGCCAGATCTCCTTGGCACGGTCGGACAACGACGCAGGAATTTCGGGCTTGGCCATCGTTTCGCACCTCCTCTAACAGAATATCAGAAAAATCTTTGAAACAAAGCCGTCCCCGATCTCGGTACTCAACAGCGACTTCCGCCAACGGCCGCGAAAAAGCCAAAGAAATAGTGAGTATATTACATCAGATAGTATTGACTAGTAGTCCTTACCCGGTATACTAAAGACATGACAACCAAACGGGAGACGCGACCATGACCCACGCCGAATTGAAAGCCGAAGCAAAACGACAGGGCCTGGTTTGGAGCGAAGTCCGGGCCATGTACGGCGAATTGCGAGAACGCGAACTGCAGAGGCGAGCCTGGAAGTGGGCGATCCGCGAAGAGGCCTTTGCCCTGAGCGGCCGAGGCAAGCACTTCAAGAGCACGTACCGCAAAGTGATTACCGGCGGCGATCAGGACCAGATTCCCGGTTTTGACGTGTTGGCCCAGGAACTGGCCGCAATCTTTCCCGAGCTGGCACGCGACGGGGACCCGGCGAGCTACCTGTGGGAACTGATCCGCGAGCCGGCCGACAACCTGCCTCCCGCGTACGAGACCTACCTGGAAGCGATGGACCTGCTGGCCGATGGCACCTACACCACCGAACCGGTGGTCGAGTTTGACGACACCCCTTTTTGAGAGGAACCCGTGATGGCTACTGCTACCGCAACCGTAACGTGCTACGGACAGACGAACAGCGGCCGCTGGTGTCAGGAAATGTACGAGACGTCGGCCAGGACGGCCGGCCGGCGAGCCCGACAGCTCCGGGCCGCCGGATACCTGGTGACGGTTACCAGCTTGGGAACCCAGGTGACGCCCGTTGGCTACGTCAAGATGACGATGGTTGACATTCGCCCTGGAGTCCATCGCGATACCTGCGAACTGCCGACCGAGAACTGGATGCTTGAGCGTATTTGAGGACCGGACCATGACCTACGTCTCGAAAGAAGAGCTGCTCAGCCGGATCGACAATGAGTTCCAGGCACGCCTGATTTACTGGCCGCCCGGAGCTGCCCTTGCGCTACATGCGTGGCCCAAGTGCGGCGTGGACGGGTTCTGCGGCATCGGGCCGGTCATCTGGGGCGAGCTGACGGAATCATGGTTCGATGTTCGGACGGCGAACCACGACGGCGACGACTACCACCGCATCAACAGGATGCTCGCTGAGATCTGCCACGAGCTGGGTGTCCGCTACCTCAACATGGCGTGAGAGCCAGGAAGAGAGCTGAAATGCCGATCACCGAGACACTAACCACCAACCGAGAGAACTGGAGCGGCCAGGCGATTACCGTCGACGTGGACCGCAACGCTTTGAGCTGGATCCAGTTCGGCTATAGGTTCTGGCTTGAATTCAGACCGTGGCCGGCAGCAGACCAAGACATACTCGGTCCCGGCCGCTACACGATCATCAGTGATCAATGGAGCAGTCCCCTTGGTTACGTGGATGTGGCGAAGGGCGACGATGGCGAACTCATGGCCTTCAGCGCCAACCTGGGACGCTACGCCACCGACCCGATCGAAGCCGCGGTCAAGCTGCTTTGCAATCTGCTGTAGGACGTGAGCACGACAATTGTCCGCAACACTTAAACCGGAGTCACCACCGATGAACTGCTACCGCGTATGGTTCGACAACGGCGCCGCCGTTTTGCAGAACGCCATTACCCCAGAAGACGCCAAGAAACAGGCGGAAGACGAAGCCGCCGAAGCCGGATACGGAGGCCTCCGCGCCGTCCGCGTTGAACGCCTCACGAGCTGGTGGGAGACGAAAGACGAAACGAACACCGCAGGACATAGCTGCGATTGAGTCGCTCCTGGCCATCTGGACGCGAAGCATGATCCAAACCGTAACGCTTTGAGCAAAGGAACGATCCCGTGTGCCTGTTTCCCGATGAAACGATCCGACGCGCCGTTGAGCTGTCCGACGCCCGCCGTGCCTTCGAAGCCAAGCGGTGGAAAGGCAAGCCCGCGGACCGGGCCCGGCAAGCGAAGCTATTTGCCGACCTGGACTGGAAACGCGACCAGCAAGCCCTGTTTGACGTCAATGCGCCGGCCGACGAGCCTGTTGACGCCACTGCCGAGGAACTGGGCGAAGAACCGATCACGATCCGGCTCAATGCCGACCGCCAGTGGCGGAGTAGTGCCGGTCCCCGACAGACCAAGGCCGCCCAAGAGGCGATCGCCCGGCTCCGCCTGCGAGGCAAGGCGAAGATCGAGGTCACCGACAACGGCCGAAGTGAAGTGGTTGATCTCTCCGGCGACCAGAGCCGCCAGTCGATCCTCGCCGAGCACGCCATTGGCCAGAAGTTCGCCTGGACGATCACCGCCGAAAACTACTGCCAGATCGTCGAAGCGTTCGACACAGCCGCCCGCGGCTTGAAGCTGCAGGAAGTTGACCGGCGAACCACGCCCGAAGAGCGGGCAGCCCACCAGGCCGCCTCCGAAAAGTACCGCGCGGAGTGCGAAGAGCGGGTCCGCAAGACGCGCCAGATCCAGGACGAGATCATGGCCAAGCGACCGCCAAAGGCGGCCGCCCTGATCGTCGCCGAGCTGAACGAGGATGCGTCCGACCTGATGACCGACTACCACGGTCACAAGACGACCCGCCGCGTGGCGATCGGCTGGCGCACCGGGAAACGAGAGAGCTTCAAGCAACTCCGAGCGGCCGCCGCCACGTTCCCCGAGACGGCCCACCTCGGGCCCGGCCGCGATGTGTGGTACGTGACGCAGCAGGACGAGAACGGCCAGCATCGGCCGATCGACGCCGACGGCCGTTTTGCCTACTACGGCAGCCGGGCCGAGTTCACCACCGAGGCCGAAGCCGTGGCGTTCATCCGATCCAACTACCTGGCACACGCCCAGACGCACTGCGAGTCGGTGGAACACCGCGAGAACTGGTCGATGGGAGCCGGCAACTACTTGAAGGCCGGGTCCGACGATAGCACCGGTTGGCGAGTCCGGTCCTACAGCCTGGATTACAGCTTCGCCTCGGAGAATCTGGAAGACGCCCTGAGCATTCCAGCGGACGCTGAGCAGGTGACTACCGATTGACCTCTCTACTGATAACCGGATACTACTGATAGGTTGGATCACACGCCACGGAGATACAATCCATGAACGCAACCGGGTACCTGACCACGATCGAAGCAGCCGAGCTGCTGGGCGTCTCCGAACGGCGAGTGCGCAAGTTCTGCGAAGAAGGACGCCTCGGCCAGCGGATCGGTCGCATCTGGGCAATCGCCGAGGTGCAAGTGGCGCAGTTCGCCCAAATCGAGCGACTCTCGGGAGGCGCCGGCCACAAGGAAGTCAGGAAGAAGAAATGAACCCCTACAACGGATTCACACCTCAGGAACGAATGGCGACTTGCCCATGGCTGCGGAAAGAGTACGACTCCGGTCGACGGCAGAAGCCCACGCAATGCGAAGTCTGTCTGCAAACCGAAGGTCTGATCGAGCCGCACGCCGAGGACTACTCGAAGCCGTACGGCGACCATATCTGCCAGTTCGGATTGTGTTACCGTTGCCACATGATCCTGCACTGCCGAATGAAATCGCCCGAGGCGTTCAGGCAGTATTGCAGGACGCTCAAGCAGGGCTACCGATATCTCCCGCTACACAGCCGGAGCTTCACGCGATTCGCCGCTGACCACCTGCGAGGCACAGGGAGCCCTGACACGGAGAAGGTCAGTGACGGCCCCCTCCCGGGCTTTGAGGCCATACTCGTCGTGGGCCGCCGCGTGATGGCCCAGAAGGGCGTTTCCCACCCGCTGCAACTGCCGGGCGAAGAGCCGATCGACGAGAAGGCTCAGTTCTTGTTGCTTGACGAGTGAGGTATCCGTTTGCAGCCCCCAGGTACGTGGTCCGAGGCGCAAAACCGCCCCACTGCGGGATACACGAAGAAGACCAACACGCCAAAACCCGTCAATTAGTGCCGTTTTAGTCAGGTGCGGGCTTTTTTTCTCGGGACATGTCGGCAGGCCGAATTGGCGTTGGCTGCCCCCGACCTCGGAGACCTTCTAATGGCTGACACCACACCGCCAGAAGAGCGGGCTGCTTTGCCTTCTTGGGACACGCGGTGGCGGCGTCCGCGACACGCCCAAAACAGTCGCTTCGGGCTGGATTCAATTTCCCGTGTCACACCTGCCGCACCGTTTGCGAGTTATCCA